CGGACGCGGCGCTGATCGACCTGCTGATCGCGGCCGGCCAATCGGCGGTGTATATCGTGCCACGCTGGCAGCACGGCCAGGCGCTCGGCGCGGCGCTCGCGGCGGGCAGCACCACCATTTCCATCGCCACCGTCGACCGCGAATTCTGGGCGGGCGGCGATGTGCTGATCCGCAGCGGCAGCCGCAGCTTCGAGCGGGTCAAAATCTTTTCGATGACGGCGGTGGCGCTGACGCTGACCGCGCCGACCGTCGCCGCGTGGCCTGCCGGCGCAAAAATCTACCCGGCCGGGCGCGCGGTTCTCGCCGCCGCGCAGCCGGCGAGCCGGATTACCGCCGGCGTGATCACCGCGCGGCTGGCGTTTGAATTCCTCGACCTGCCTGCGCCGGAGGCGTGGACGCCCGCCGAGAGCCTCGGCGGCGTGCCGGTGTGGCTGCGCAACCCGGACGGCGGACCCGACCGCGAGATTACCTACACCCGCGACCAGCAGCGCATCGATTACGGGTTTGTCGAGCCCTTCATCACCGACGCGCCGGGCCGCCCGTTCATCCGCCGCGGCGAGCGGCATGTGATGGTCAGCCGCGCCGAGGTGACGCAGTTTCGCGGTTTTTTTGCCGGCGGGCACGGCCGCCGGCGCAAGTTCTGGAAGCCGGTCTGCGAACTGGGCCTGACGCTGGCCGCCGACGCGCTGGCCAGCGATACCACGCTGACCATAGACGCGATTGGTTACAGTGAATACTTCGCCGGGCTGACCGGGCGGAAAGCGCTGGCGATCCGCGCCGCCGGCGTGTGGACCTTCGCGCAAATCAGCACTATCGGCAGCGCCAGCGCTACCACTGATAGTATTTCGCTCAGCGCGGTACTGGGGGTGGCGATCGCGCGCGCCGACGTGACCGGGTTTTTCTTCATGGAACTGGTGACGCACGACGCCGACACGCTCGAACTGCACTGGATTACCGATAGCATCGTCGAAGCCGGCATCGCCACCATCGGGGTCGCGCAATGAGTTACCCCGTCACCGACGCCAGCGTGCAGGACGGTTCGCCGGAAGAGCTGTATCTGTTCGTCACCGGCACCTTGCGCCACGCCTACACCAACAGCCGCAGCGTCATCGTCTACGGCGGCGACAGCTACCTGCCTGCGCAGATCACGCGCGGCAAGATCGTCCACACCGCCGACATCGGTCGCCGCGAATTGATCGTTCGCTGTCCGGTGAGCCTGGCGGTCGCGGCGATGTATCTGCCCGGCGCGCCATCGAAGCTGACCGAGGTGCGCATTTATCGCCGCCACATTCTCGATGGCGCCGCCGAATACGCAGCGGTGTGGCGCGGCGAGGTGCGCTCGATGCGTCCTCGCGGCATGGAAGCGGAGATCGTATGCGGGCAAGGCCGCCGCCGCACCGGACTGCGCGGCAACTACGCGATCCCCTGCCGCCACGCGTTGTACGGCGAAGGCTGCGGCGCTGACAAGAGCCTGTTTGTGTACGCCGGCACCAGTGCCTCGGTGATCGGCTCCACGGTGGTAGTGCCCGGCGCCAGCCTCAAGCCCGATGGCTGGTACAACGGCGGGCTGCTGGTGTGGGGCGAGCAGTCGCGGCTGGTTGTTAAACACAGCGGCGACATCCTGCAATTGCTGGTGCATGTCCCCGGACTCGCCGGCGGTCAACCGGTGTCGATTTATCCGGGATGCGACCACAGCCACGCCGTCTGTCGAGACAAGTTCGCCCGCGACTATTACCACGGCGGTTTTCCGTGGTTCACCGCAGACAATCCTTTCACCGGAGACGGAGTAGCCTGATATGTGGCCAGTCTGGGTCGTTCAACTCATCATTTTCGCCGTCAGCGCGGCGATCTCCTACTATCTGGCGCCGAAGCCGCCCAAGCTGCAGCCGGGCAAGCTGCAGGGCATTCCGCTGGCCGACCAGGGCACGCCGATTGCGGTGCTGATGGGGCGGCGCGTGATCAAGCAGCCGACCTGCGTGTGGTGGGGCGACCTGAAGACCACGCCGGTCAAGGCGGGCGGCAAATGATCGCCACCTGGAACCACGCCAAGGAGCTGGGTTATTGCTCGATGGGCATGCGCCGCTGGTGCGAGCTGCGCGGGCTGGCGCACCTCGATTTCGTGCGCGACGGCGTGAGCACAGACTGGCTGCGCCGGCAGGACGATGCAATGGCCGAACGCCTGGCCGACTACGCGGAGGCGCGTCATGGGCAGCAGTAAAAAAATCACCATCGGCTACCGGTATTTTGTCGGCATGCACCTGGTGCAGTGCCACACCGCGCCGAAAATGCGCTTTCTGCGCCTGCTCGGCGGCGAGCGCACCGCGTATACCGGCAATATCACCGCCAACCAGCGCATCAGCATCAATCAGCCCGATCTCTACGGCGGCGAAAAAAAAGAGGGCGGCATTGTCGGCGATATCGACCTGATGTTCGGCCTTGGCGGGCAGCCGCGCAACGACTACCTGCAAGGCAAGCAGGCCATCGACGCGCCGGGCTACCTGGGCGTGTTTTCTCTGGTGTTGCGGCAGGTGATGCTGTCCGCGATTTCGCCCTACCTGAAGCCGCTGGCGACCGAGCTGGCGGCCACCTACGACGGCTGGTATCCGCTCAAGGCCGAGATCGGCACCGACTACGACATGAATCCGGCGCACATGGTGCGCGAGTGCTACACCAACCGCAGCTGGGGCAAGTGCTACCCGGCCAGCGAGATCGACGACGCGAGTTTTACCGCCGTCGCCGACACGCTGTCCGCCGAGGGCTTCGGGCTGTCGTTTTTGTGGTACGAGCAGGAGGACGTCGACAGTCTGATCAACAATATTCTGAATCACGTCGACGGCGTGTGTTTCGAGCATCCCGTGACGGGGCTGGTGACTATGAAACTGGCGCGTAACGATTACGCGTTCGGCAGTCTGGTTAGGCTCAACCCCGACACCGTGATCGAGATCGAGCAGTTCGAGCGGCCCGGCCCCGGCGAACTGGTGAATGAGCTCTCGGTGCGCTGGGAGGACCGCAACGGCAAGCCCGCCGTGACGCCGCCAATCCACGATATGGGCGCGCTGCAGGCCAACGGCGGCCAGGTCAACGCCGCCACGCTCGACTTCGACGGGGTGGCGACCGCCGAGCTGGCCGACCGCATCGCCATGCGCGAGCTGATGAAGCTGGCGCGGCCCCTGCTGCGGGTGACATTGACCGCGACCCGCCACGCCGCCAGCATCACCATCGGTAGCCCGTTTGTGCTCGACTGGCCGGATTACGGCATCGAGGGGCTGGTGATGCGCGCCGGCGAGGTGGAATACGGCAGCCCGGACGACCCCATCATGCGCATCGTCGCCAGCGAGGATGTTTTCGATAACCCGTCTGCGGTCTATGTCGCGCCGCCGTCGTCAGGCTGGGTCAACCCGCACGGCACGCCGGCCGACGTGGTTTACAAGGTGATGGCCGAAGCGACCTGGTGGGACATCGTGCGGCGCATCACCGGCGAATCGACGACGCTGCAAAACGAGTACAACAGCGACGGCGGCGTGCTGATGGCCAGCGCGGTGCGGCCCGGGGGCGTGCTGAACTTCCAGACCTGGACGCGCCAGGGCACGGCGGACTATGCCGACAATGGCATCGGCGACTTTTGCCCCACCGCAACGCTGGTCGGCGCGCTGAATCAATCCACCGCCATTTTCGGGATCACCAATCAGGACGACGTGGAGGATGTCGCGGCCGGCACCTGGCTGCGCATCACGGGCGGTGCGCTGGAGGAGCTGTGCAGTTTTGTCAGCTACGACCCGGTGACGTACATGCTGACGGTGAAGCGCGCGGTGCTCGACACCACCCCGCAAAGTCACCCCGCCGGCGCGCGGCTGTTTTTCTCGGAGAACTTCGATTTTGTGGGGGCCGACAACCGCTACCTCGATGCCGAAACGCTCGACGTCAAGCTGCTGCCAGTCGGCGCGACCGCCGTGCTTGCGCTGGCCACCGCCAGCAACGCCAGCTTCACCTTCGCCGCGCGCCACCTGCGCCCGTATCCGCCCGGCAAGGTGCAGGTCAACACGGTTGACTACCCCGCCAGCGTCACCGGCGACCTGACGATCGCCTGGGCGCACCGCGACCGCCTCAGCCAGACCGCTTACCTCGTCGACCAGACCGAAGCCAGCATCGGCCCCGAGGCCGGCACCACCTACACCGTGAGGATCTATAACGCGCAGACCGCCGGCACCCTGATTCGCACTTATTCCGCGTTGGCCGGCGTCAGCCAGGTGTATACAGCGGCGCTGGCAACCACCGACAACGGCGGCGTCAAGCCGACGAATATCCGAGTCGAGATCGAGAGCGTGCGCGGTGCCTACGCGAGCCGGCAGAAGCAGGTGAGAGCGTTCGCGTGGGCGTAGTGGAGTCGGCGCGCAGCGGCTACGTGATCTGGCAGAAACACACGATCACAGCGGGACGGGTCTGAATAGAGGCGTTCTTAACGCGCTGTGGGCGCGGGAACTTTCATCATCTTACAAAACATCTTACAAAAAGCGAATTCGACAGTGGTTTTTGTTGGTCGAAACGCTGTAAGACGTTGAATGTATTGGGGTGGACGATGGGGCTCGAACCCACGACAACAGGAATCACAATCAGGGCTATTTTTTAGCAGAATCAAAGCATTGTAGTATTTTTTTGTAATTAGGCCACCTCGCATCTCGTTTATCCATGCGGGCCTTGGTTTGCTTCTTACAACTATTCGACGGCCTGCGCTCTCTTGTATGCGCGCCGGTCATAAACCGTGTCGATCATGGCATCGGTTTTGTGTCCGGACAGGTCGCGCGCTCGGCGGCCTTGCTCGACGAGCTTGGTGATGGCCTTGGCGCGCAGGTCATGGAAGTGGAAGCGCTCGCCGCCTTGGGCGCACCATGCCACCATCAGCCGTCCCCACATCGATTTGAAACCGCTGTCAGTATAGGCCTGGCCATGCTGGTTACAGATCATGAAAAATCCGCGCACCGGGCGCGGCAATCCGCGCAGGGTGGCAACGGCAGCGCGCAGGGTGGGCGTCCATTCGATGAGGACGCGCGCCTTGCCCTTGCCCTGGATGATCATGATTCCATCTTCTGTAATTTGATCGAGTCGCATCTTGAGTAAATCGCCTCGGCGCTGTGCTGTGAGGTAAGCCAGCCACGCGACGGCAGACAGCATGGTTCCGGTGTTGCCGGAGGCATCGGCAAAGCTGCGGAATGCAGTCAGCTCGGCGTCTGTCACCAGGCGATCGCGGGGGGTTTCTGTGTTGCGTGCGACTCCCCGGCATGGATTGCTGTCCACGATTCCCCAGCGCATGGCCATGCTGAATACATGCGATAGCAGCGACTTTTCGCGGTTCGCTCGCACTGGCGCTTCCTGCCCGCGCAGGTCGAGATATTTGGCAACGTGGACGGGTCGCAGGTCGGCCGGGCGCATTTTGCCGAATACCGAACTCAGGCGAGGTGCGCTGGCCTGTTCGTCTTTATGGGTGGCGGCTGCTTTTTTGGGGCTGACTTCGCGCATGTAGCGATCCAGCAGATCGGCAATGCTTCCAGCGACTGGCCGTCCGGCCTCGATGTCGATCAGTTTGCGCTTGGCCTCTATGGCATCGTGCCCGAGATTGATACGCTGGTTGTCGATGGTGATGGTGTAAAAGGTGTCGCGCCGCTTGCCTTTGTAGATATAAAGGCGCGGGGTGTGGACTCCGGGTTTTTGACGTTTTCCGGTCATGCTCGACATATTACGCCCTGCTGCCAAAGGCTGAAAAATCTGGTTCGGATTGGGTTGCTTCTGTTGCCAGCGGGATGCCCATGCGCATCTCGGCATAGCGGCGCAGGACTTTGACTGTTCCGAGGCGGGAAATTTCGTATGCCCAGCCTCGCGCATCCAGCCAGGCGCGCTGTTCATGGGCGCGCTGGCAGTCGGTTAATTCGATGAGATCGGCGGGGCTTAGAAGAAGCATTTCTGATGTCCGTTGGGAATCATGCCGAGATTCGATCCAGCGGGCTGAAAACCCCCATTCCGCCGCGATTGAGCACATGGGTATAGATCATGGTGGTAGAAACGTCGGCGTGCCCAAGCAGTTCCTGCACGGTGCGGATGTCGTATCCGTTCTCCAGCAGGTGGGTGGCGAAGCTGTGACGCAGGGTATGTGGGTGCACCAGCTTGTGGATTCTTGCTGACTGAGCGGCTGTCTTGACCGCCCGCTGGATGTTGCGCTCGCACCAGTGGTGGCGGCGCACGCTGCCGGTGCGCGGGTCGGTGCTGTAGGTCGGCGCGGCGAAGACATACTGCCACGCCCATTCGGACGCGGCGCGCGGGTACTTGCGGCTGATGGCATCGGGCAGTTCGACATCGGCGTGGCCGGTGGAGAGGTCGATGTTGTGCCAGCGGCGGCGTTCGTCAATGTGCCGGATCAGGTCTTCGACCAGGCTGGCCGGCAGCATGGTGATGCGGTCCTTGTTGCCCTTGCCTTCGCGGATGGTGATCTGGCGGCGCGCAAGGTCAACGTCCTTGACGCGCAGCCGCAGGCATTCCTTGATGCGCATGCCGGTGCCGTACAGCAACTTGATGATGAGGCCGTTGGTATCGCTGATGTGAGCCAGCAGGCCGGCGATTTCCTGCTGGGTGAGCACGCTGGGCAGGCGCTTGGATACCTTGGCCCGGGTAACGCCGTCGAGCCACGGCAGAGTGACGTGCAGCACGTCTCGGTAGAGGAACAGGATCGCGTGCATGGCCTGGTTTTGCGTACTGGCCGAGACGTTGCGCTCGGTGGCCAGCGCGGAGAGAAATGCCTCGACCTCGATCGCACCCATGGCGGACGGGTGGCGCTTGCCGTGGAACAGGATGAAGCGCTTGGCCCACTGCAGGTAATTTTTCTCGGTGGCGTAGCTGTAATGTTTGGTGCGGATGAGCGCGCGCATCTGCTCCAGCAGCTTGGGCTGCTGTTTCGCGCTGTCGCTTAACTCTGGCAGCGCTGTCGCGTTTTGTTTTGCGAGAGTGAGCATTGGCGAGGGTCTCCGTGGTTTGTGGGTGAGTTAACCGACAGGGCCTGTCGGAGAATTGTAGTTATGCCCAGCGTCCGCCGTTCGCTAGGGCTGCGCGGTCCCGCCATGCCGCCCACAGTTGGCGAATTTGCATCGCGTGCGGGCAAATGTAGCCCCCGTGCTCTGCCGTGCCTCGGTAGGTCGAGCCGTCCCATGCCGCCGTCAGCGCCCAGCAATGCCCGCGCATCCATGCCTCAAACGCAAGGCGCTCTGCCTCCACAACCGGCCCGCCTGTTGCACCCATTGCGGTGGCCGCATTAGTGCTAGGGGCGTTCCACTGCCCAGGCATGGGCATAACATTGCAGTCGAGCGGAGGCTCGGCAGCGGCTTTGTGGTCTTTGCTATCGTTCATTCTCGCCCTCGCTCACTTTTGCGTTAGAGGGCTGGTTCCGCGCCCTGAAAATAAATTGTAAATAGTTGTTAACA